AGAATTTGATATCAATCCAGAAGATAATGATCCAATTGGAGAATTTGATATCAATCCAGAAGATAATGATCCAATTGGAGAATTTGATATCAATCCAGAAGATAATGATCCAATTCCAGAAGATAATGATCCAATCATCCCAACAGGAGAGTATTTAATAAGTTTTGATAAAATAGAATTTTTTGGTTCTGTATAATTTTCAGAATTTATTTTATCATTATTGGGAATCGGTCCAGTTTTAATATCAGAAATACCTCTAGAAGCGGTTACATTAGAAAAATCATTACTTCCTGCAACTAAAGATCCAGTAGCAGTTGCAAATTGTTCTATTGTTTTTTCATTTCCACTACTTAAATTTTGTCTTATAAGATCAATAGTTTCTTCTAAACGAGGAATAGAAATATTTTCAGCATTTATTGTTATATTTTCCGATTCTATTGGAGTAGTTAAATCAGGAGAAACACTAGGAGTTACTATACCAGAAGTTGTTATTGATGGTATAGTTTTTGCTTCTTGTGTTTGTTGAGTTTCAGAAGATATTTCGGGTATAGAGGTTGTGGGTTCTACCGATGAATTTAAATTGTTTTCAACTTCTTCTAATGGAGTTTCTGCATTTTGTATTTCCGATTCAACTTCTTCTGCATTTTCCTCTATTTCTCCAGATGCATCATTTAAATCTTTTGCAAGTAAAGCAGCATCTATTGCAACACTTGCTGCAGTTCCTACTCCGGGAATTATAGAAACAAGACCAGATCCTAATTCTCCAGCAGCACCTAACCAATCACCAGAAAATGCTCTTTCTGCTGCAAGTGCTGCTCCGAATAAAGCACCAATTACTGGTATTTTTTTTACAAATGATTTTCCTACTGCTTTTCCTACTGATTTTACAGCAGTTTTTCCTACTGATTTTCCTGCTGCTTTTGTTGCTGATTTTCCTGCTGCTTTTGTTGCTGTTTTTTCTGCTGCTTTTGTTGCTGTTTTTTCTGCTGCTTTTGTTGCTGTTTTTTCTGCTGTTTTTGTTGCTGTTTTTTCTGCTACAGATTCTGTTGCAGAAGAAATAGCAGTACCTGTTAATGCAGCACCTCCAGCAACTGCTGCTCCTGTTTTCAGTGCTTTTCCTGCATTTAATACTCTTCCTACAGCCCTTCCTGCTGCTCTTGGTAAAGTTTTTTGTGTTGCTACTGCTAATCTAGCACTACCTCTTGATGCAGCATTTTTTACTCCAGCAGGTATTAACTTTCCAACTAAACCTCCTATTCCTCTTCCCGCTTTTCCTAAAAGTTTTAATCCTCCTCTTACTATTCCTCCACCAGAACCTGCTAATAAAAATGGCAAAACACTTCCAAGCATATCCATAAGGCCACCACCGGAACCAGAAGAACCTTCACCAGAAGAAGATTTTCCTCCCATACAACAACTACTAACCGATTCTAATATTTTTTCCAATAATACATTAGTTTTTTTGGATACTTCTAATTGTTGTTTTTGTGCTTCTACTTGTTGTTCTTTTTCAAAAAAACTAGGATCATTTGCTGCACTTAAAACAGAAGAAGTTCCTCTTGAGGTTAATGCTTTTTGTATAGAACCACCTAAAGATTTACTTAAACTTTTTGCTAAACCACCAAAAATATTATTACCCGAAGGAGAAGCATTACTTCCTTTTGGTATCAATGATCCTAATATTTGTGGTGCTAATTCCATTATTTTTTATTTTTTTCCAAATCTGCATGATATTTATTTACTAAATGTAAATAAATTGTTCTTTCCCAGGGTAATAAATTATCCAAATCACTTAAATTATGTCCAAAAAATTTCAATAAAACAAAATTATTTCTATAATAAGTCTCTAAACTCTCTCTGGACATACTTAGATTAAAAAATCAATAAAATCTTCTACTACTACTTTAATTTTTTTCTTTGAAAAGGGAGATTCAAATTCATTTTCGTATACAATTTTAGGAATATTATCAAAAAATTGTTTTGTTTTGTTTAACATTTCTGGCGATAAATTTTCTATAAATTCATTTAATTGTTCTTTAGTATAATTTTTTGTTTCATATACTTCATTTTTATCATAAATTTTATCAATAGAATCTATTAAAATTTCTAAAAGTTTAGAACTAGTAATGTTTTCATTTGTAACATTAAATAATTCTTTAATTGTTGGATATTTTAATATTATTCCTATATCATCTGATAGATTAAATTTTGTTTCTTTTTTTTTCTTTTTGATTACTTTAACATCATTTAAATTCATTTCTGCTTCAAATGTTTTTTTTGCTTCAGAATCTCTAACAGAAATATTGACAATTTCTCCCATAGATTTTTCTCTTATTTTAATAAAAAGATACATTGCATCAAATGATGGTAAATTTTCAACATCTATATTATCTGTTAAAATACAATTTTTTAAAATTTGTATGAAATTTTGTAAACTTATTTTATTATTTTCTTCTTGCAATGCTGTTAGTAATATTTTTTCCTCTTTTACAAGAAGAGGCCTAAATGTTATTTCTTTGTCATTTGAAATAAGATTTGTAGTGTACACTGGAGTTTGTATTTTTGGGAGTTGCATAGTATTTTATGTCCTTTCATTATAAATCATAAAAATTGATTTGTTGCATCCAAATAAGAGAATGTTACATTCATTCTGTGAAATTGATCATTATCTCCCCAATCATATTTTAAACTATCTATATTTATGGGAAATGCATTACTTAAAGTAACACCAGATGTTATTTTTCCATGAAGATTAAGTTGATATATTCCAACTGTTCCTGTATAATTATTATAATATTCTTTTTTATAACCGTAAGGAGTATTTGGATTTGTTGGAATTTGTATAATTTTTTCCAACCATTCATTGATATATTTTCTAAATATATGTTTTTCATCCAATCTGATTGTTAGAGTTGCTTGTCCTTGAGGATTTCTTTGATATGGTATCAATATATTTGGCGATTGATCGTATTTAACTTCTGTCGTCATTAAGGACATACTTGGAATTTCTGCAGCCTCTATTTCTATATCTCTGAATGAAGAAGAAGAACTAAGATTTGAGGGTGGAGTAATTACTGCAACAAATCTATTAGTTCTTGCAATTTTAAATTTTGTTATAAATGATGGTATCATATTAGTTTATATTTAGGTGATTTTCTGTAAGAATTTTAAATTTCCAATTTTTTTCTTCTGCAAATTTTTTAGCATATGCCCATTTTCTTTTATTTATATTCCATTTTTTTATTTCATTTAATTCTTTTTTAGAAATTTTGTCTTTATTTTTTATTTTTGGCGGTTTACATTGATATAATGGTTTGATTTCTACTAAAAAAGTTTCAATTCCCGATTTAGTTTTCATTTTTATCCAAAAATCAACATAATAATTATGTATTTTCTCGTCAATAGATACATAAGGAATTACTACTTCTTCTGATGACCATTTTAAAATATTCTTATTATGGTCACAAAAATGCATAAATTTTCTTTCCCAGAGGGATCTGTATATTATTTTTGTATAATCTCCCTCGTATTTTTCTATATTTTGAATTTTATATATTCCTTTATATGACATATACATATATAGTAAAGAGGAAAAATATGGCATCAATAGAAGATATAATAAATCAAGCAAAACAAAAGGCAACGACTTCATTTGGTATATCAGTAGATATTCCTTCTGTTATTGATATTGGAAACCAAAGAAATGATTTGTTGGTTTATGCTTCTATACAAACATTATCTATAGGTACTAATACAAATGGAGAAGATTTAACAAATGGTAACGGAGGTATAAATTGGGTATTACCACCACCAATAGATATAATCGATTTGCATAGTGCAAATTATGAAGGTGTTGGATTTGCAGAGGCAAAAGTTCTACAAAATGCAATGAAAAATGGTTCCATTGGTGCTGCTGCAGCACAAGCAGGATTATCTCTGGCTGAATTTCTTGGTAAGAATGCTGCAAATTTGGTTTCATTGGGATTTTATGATTTGGATACTTCCGATGATTTATTAGGAGTAAAGGCAATGGCAGGTCAAGGAAATATTTACAATCAGTATTCTACTGCAACAAGAACAGCAATTAATCCAAACACAGAATTAGCATATAGAGGACCAAATTTAAGACAAATTCAGTTTCAATTTAGAATAGCACCATTTACTTCTCAAGATGCAAATACATTGAAACAATTTATAGACACAATGAGACAATACATTTATCCTGTAACAGATAATACAGTGTGGAGAATGGGATATCCTGCAAAATTTGCTATAAGTGTCAATACAGTAAATGGAGGTGGAGGAGGAGCATGGTCAAATAAAAGATTATTTTCACTAGGACATGGAATAAGACAATTTGAAAGTGGTAGTGAAAAAATAGGATGTGTTTTAACAGATATGCAAGTATCATACGGAGAACTTGGAACTTATGCTGGTCATGTTGACGGTTCTCCTTCTATAGCAAATATAAATTTAACTTTTCAAGAAAATCTTGTTTCTACAAGAGAATCTATTACAGAAGAATACAGTAGTATATAAATTAAGGATTGCTCATGTTTGCAAAATATTCTTATACAATATATGACAATACTTTAATAAGAAATATATTACAAAAAGTATTTTTTACAGATTCTTTTAAAACTTCAAATTTTGTAGAAAATTATTTTTTAAAAGAAGAAGACACTCCAGAATTATTAGCAAGTTTACTATACAACAATGTTGAGTATTCTTGGTTTATATTATTATTAAATGATATACAAAATTATTATGAAGAATGGCCGTTAAAATATGAATTATTTGTAGAATATTTAAATAAAAAATATAATTATACTTCTGTTGTAATAGATCCAGATGAAACTAAAAATATAAATTTATATGATATTTTTTATATTGGAACATCTACTCAAAAATATAAAGTATTAAAATATGATAAAAATTTAAATAAATTAATAATAAATAAAATAACAAGCAATATTAATATACAAGATTTGTATTTATATGATGAAAATAATAATGTAATAAAAATTACACAATCAGATAAAAAAAATATAAGTTATGATGATAAATTTGGATTGAATTATTTTAAAAATAATAATACTATAGTATCTCCTTATGATAAAATTTTTGCAGACAATAATGTAACATATTTAAAAAGTTATGCAAATAACAATGAATTATTTTCTGTTACAAATTATAATTATGAATTAGAAAATAATGATTCAAAAAGAAATATTATTTTAATTAAACCGGAATATATGAGTGAAATTATTTCTCAATTTAATTCTTTACTCAAAGGCTCTTCCAAACAAAGTAATATTTTGAATATATCAAATACTATAAAAATGGATGATTGATAATGAAAGGAAATCAATTTTTATTAGGAGAATGGTCAAAAATACTTCTTTATTGTGAAGGAGAAGAATTAGACATAAGTGCTAATGTTAAAGAAATATCAATAGAAGAAAATATTTTTTCTCCGTATGTAAGAGGTTATGTTCATGTTAGGGATGCGGGTTCTTATAAAATAGTTAGAAAATTAAAATTAAAAGGTGGACCAGAAACTACAATTTCTTTTTCATTTTGTGGACTAGATGATAAAAGAAATAAACAACCAAATATAGAAATAACTAAAGGAGATTATTTGGTTTATGCATATGATCCCATTTCTCCTTTTAATAAAACCGGCCAAGATTCTATTTTATATTTTATTCATAAATGTTTTTTTACTGATCAAGAAAAAAGAATTTCAAGATGTTTTTCTAAACAAAAAATATCAGATATAGTACAAGAACTAGGAAATGAAATAGAATTAACATGGAAAGAAGTTGAAAAAACAAAAGGTGATATCACAACCGCGTTGACGTATGCAAATACAATTCAGCATATTTCAACAATGTTAAAATATTCAGTTCGTGAAGAAAATATAGATGATGTAAATTATGTTTTTTGGCAAAATTTAAACAAAGAACATAATTTTGTAAGTTTGGCAAAATTATATTCAAAAGAATCAACTTTTGGTAGCCAACCCGAACCAAGTGGAAATAATTTTTCATCAGTTGGTTTTATGTATGGTGAATTTATGTCAGATAGAGATTATTCTCTTGGAAGAAGATTAGTTTCTGAACATTACGCTTTAAATAAAGGGCTATTAGAAGAAAGTCTAGCAGGAACATTTTCTTCTGCAATCTTTAATATTGATCCTCATTATACAAATGGATTTGAATATAACTCTTATGATTTAAAAGAAGAGTGGGATAAACAAACACATATAACTGAAAATAAATTTATAGATGATGATTCTCAATTTTGGGAAGCAATAAAAGGACCAATGTGCTATAGAACTTATAATGTTAAACAGCATTCATATTGTTGTAAAGAAAAGCCAGGAGGTCAAAGAAATGAACCTTATTGTGTATCTAAGAGATTAAGTCAACTTGGTCAATTGTTTCAAGTTGGAATAGAATTTTTGGCATCTGGGAATTCAAATCAAGAAGAGGTTGCAGTTGGAAACATAATATATTTTAGTAGACCATTATTTTACAACCCAGAACAAGATGTAAAACAAAATGATATTTTTTATAATGGAAAATTTTTAGTAACTACAGTAAAACATGTTATACAATTAAAAGATATGTTAAATCCTAAATATTTTTGTAGAATTAGAGCATATAAGGATTCTATTGACATATGAATGGTACAGAATTTTGGAAAGGAATAGTTGTAGATATAATGGACCCTCTTCAAGCAGGAAGGGTAAGAGTTCGTATATTTGGGCAGCATAATCCAGATATACAACAATTAGACAATTCTTGTTTGCCTTGGGCTATGGTAGTAGTACCAACTACTATTGGTTCTAATTCTGGAGTTGGCGGATCACCTAATGGAATTACTATTAATTCATTAGTTATTGGTTATTTTGATGATCCTCATGGACAACAGCCTATTGTTTTTGGTGTTTTACCTAGACCACATTTTGATGCAAATAATCAAATACAAAGTATTTTTTCAGATGAAGAAAAAAATATAATAAATGGATTTTTAGATCTTAGAGAAAAAATAGATGAGTATCCTGTTGAAATAGAACAAATAGAATATTTACCAGGAGAAGAAGTAAATATTATAAATAAGGCTCCAGAATTTTATCCAAGAGAAGAATACATCGATAAAATGAGTCCTTCTGTAATAAATTCAAATATAGAAGGAATAGAAAAAACATTAATAGAAATAAAAAGAAAAAGTTTAGAAGATGGTGGAGTATTAGAGAAAAAAGTAAAATTGGCAATATATCCAACAGAGAAATATGAAGTAACACCGAATATACAATTTCCAAACAAAAGAAAAACAAATTTTATTCAATATAATGAAAGTAATAAATATTCAAGTGATATAAAATCTGATTTTTCTAATTATAGAGCAATAAAAGAACAAAATAGAATAAATTCCAATAACGAAGAAATTTACGAAGAGATATAATTATGGATAAATTAGGTTGGAAAGAATCACCCACACAATACGCCAAAATAAAAGGCAAAGACATTGAAGAAAAAGATTTTCAATGTAGTTGTGATGGTAGTTGGGGTACTGGAGATAATCAAGAGCAATTTTTCAAAAAAAGGACAATATATCCATTCAATAAAGTATATCATTCTGAAAGTGGTCATGTAATAGAAATAGATGATAACAAAGATAGTGAAAGAATATCGATCAATCATAGAACAGGTAGTTTTGTTGAATTTCATCCTAATGGTGACAGAATTGATAAAGTTGTTAGAGATTCTTATACATCTGTTTTACGAGATAGCAGATTACATGTTTCTGGTTATTCGGAAATAACTGTAGATAAATCTTTAAAAATTCTTGTTAACGCAGGAGAAAATGAAAATACAGAAGAAGAATCTACAAATTTTGATATTCATATAGGTAAAAACGCAAATATAAATATTTTTGTAGAAAAGGGAGATGTTAACATCACAGTAGAAGAGGGTAATACCAATACTTTAATAAAAAAAGGTGATGTCAATCTTCGTCAAGAAGAAGGAAACTACAAACATTATGTGAATGGAGATTATAGGTTACATGTGATAGGAAAATATGAGACTTATATTGGAGATAATAAAGTTGAACATATTGAAGGATCTAGAGTTACTTCAATAGGGGGCATTTTAGATTATTTGCAGATGTATAATAATAATGCCCATTTAGAGACCATAGGAAATAAAGAATCTAAAATAATGAAAAATAATTATTATATTTATTCTGATAATTATATTTCAAGATCAAATAAACAAACAGTTATAGAAACAGCAGATCCAAATGAAGGAGATCTAACCATATCTTCTAGTGCAAATATGTCTATTGCTTCTGGTTGGGACCCTGTTTCTGTTGGAAGATCTACAAACCCAGACCCAAAAATGTATTTTTTTGCATATAAAAATCCAAGAACAAATAGAGGTGGTGAATTTTGGTTTTCTGCGGATAAACATTTTAATTTATTGACAACTGAAAATGTATTTTTTGATATACAAGGCGATGAATTACATGTTTTATGTTCAAAATTATATAAAAATTGGGAAGAAAAGGAAAGCCCTAGAGTACAAAATCTTCAGATTTTATCTGTATTTTCAAACAATATAAATTATGATGATATAATAAAAAATGGTTTTAAAACTATAAAAGTATAAATAGCCCAATAATATACAGGAAAAACAATGGATCAATTATTACAAAAATTGGGCGAACATGTTGCTTACATAGTGATTGTTGTAATTACTTTTATAGTAATATGGATCACAGAAAAAATAAAGAAATTATTACAAAAAAGAAAGAAAAAATTAAATGATGCAATTACATCTAAAAATATAAAAATTTATTCAGAATTGGATGAAATTTTAACTGAATTTAGAGTTTTGTCGGATTGTGCTAGAATTAGCATATTGCAATTTCATAATGGAGAATATTTTTATAATGGATCTCCCATATTAAAATTTTCAATGACACACGAATCTTGTGCTAGAGGAGTTTCAAGTACAATACAAAAAATACAAGGATATTATTTATCACCATATTATAAATTAATAGAATTGGCACAAAAAGAGTTTACTGTTATTTCTGTAGAAAATATGGAAGATTTAAATCTAAAAGGATTTTTCCATGCAAATAATACAATTTCTTTTATACTTTTACCCATAAAATGTGGAAAAAATGTAAATATGATTGGACTTTTATTGATAGAGTGGTGTTCAGAACCAAAATCAGAAAAAATAAATAAAGAAGAAATACAAAAATTATGTGGAAAATTTTTAAGTTTGATTAAAAATATACTAAATAATAAAAAAGTAGAGATTTCAGATGAAACAAGAATTTAAAATTACAGATTTATCTTACAATTTTTTGTCTCATCCTGTTACAGGAAATTTAATTTTATCAAAAAATCAAGAAGCAATAAAACAATCAATTAAAACTTTACTATTTTTAAATTTATATGAAAAACCTTATAATTTACAAATAAATGCTGGGATTAGATCATATTTGTTTGAAAATATCAATATAGTAGATGCAGATATTTTAAAATCAAAAATTGAAATAATTTTATTAAAATTTGAACCTAGAATTTTAATAGAAAGTATAGAATTACAATATTTGGATAGAACAAATAGCATGGTAATAGAAATAAAATATAAAATAGTAAATCAAAATAACATTTCCGATTCAATTTCCTTTTCTTTTGGTAGAAATAGATGATTAATAAAAATTTAAAAATTTCAGAATTGGATATTCTTGGTATCAAACAAAATTTAATTAATTTTTTAAAAAATCAAGAAGAATTTAATTCATATAATTTCGAAGGATCTGCATTAAACGTATTAATGGATATATTAGCATATAATACTTATTATAATGCATATTATAATAATATTACTATAAGTGAAATGTTTTTAGATAGCGCATTAAAAAGATCTTCTATTGTTTCTTTAGCCAAACATTTTAACTATCTACCAAAAACAATAACAGCAGCAACAACCACTATAGAAATAACTACAACATCAAATTCACAAGATTTAAATAACTTTTATATACCAAAATATACAACTTATATTACAAATAGAGATGGAGAAAATATTCCTTTTGTCACAATGGAAGATATTTATTTTTCTACAGTAATAAACGAAAATCAATCTTCAACTATAACAAAAAAATCAAATATAGTGACTCTTAAACAAGGAAAATTAAAAACATTTTCTTTCATATATGATATAAAAAATCAAGCACAAAAATTCGTAATACCATTTCAAAATGTAGATTTTAGCACTTTAGTTGTAAAAGTTCAACCAAATCCAGAAAATACTGAAGAAAATGTATTTTATTATGCAAAAAATATAACAGAAATAAATGGAGAGAGTAATGTATACTTTGTTGAAGAAAGCAGCGACGGATTTTTAAGAATATTTTTTGGTGATGGTATATTAGGTACAAAATTAAAAGATTCTAGTGTTATAAGAATAGAAATAATAGAAACTATAGGAGAACAAGGAAATGGGGTAGGAATAACTAATTCTACTTCTATTTTTACTACATCTCAAGGAGATTTCTCTTCATTTAGTGGTAATATTCCAACCTTTTCTTCTATTACCACAAAAGTCATACAACCTTCTTTTGGTGGTTCACCGAAAGAAACAAAAGATAATATTAAATTCAATGCTATACGAAATTATACAACAGCAGAAAGAGCCGTAACTAAAAATGATTATAAAAATATTATTTTAAAAGACAATCCTTATATACAAGATGTTATTGTATGGGGTGGTGAAGAAAATAGTCCACCAGATTATGGAAAAGTTTTTATATGTGCAAAACCTATAGGTGGTAGTGATCTTTCAACATCAGAAAAAAATAATTTAATAGAAAGTCTTACTTCAACAAGAAATGTAGTTGGAATACAATTAGAAATCGTACAACCAAATACAATTTATTTAAATTTGAATATACATGTTAAAGTTGATCCTATTACTATAAACAAAACTACAAATATTAAACAAGAAATTAGAAAAACAATAGATCAATTTTTTTCTTATTATGTAAGAAAATTTGATGCAGATTTTTATTCTGCAGAATTAATAGAAAATATTCAAAATATAGATGATTCTATTATTTCTAACAATATTGATATTGTTTTAGAAAAAAGATTTATTCCAAATTTTGCTATAATTGATAATTATATTATAAATTTTGATAATGAATTAAACAATTCAATAAAAACTCTTACAAGTAACTTATTTGGCTATACTGATTCTAATTTTATTGATAGGAATTGCCAATTAGAAGATGATGGATTAGGAAACATATCTCTATATTATAGTATAGGAAATAAAAAAATATATATTAATAAAAAAATAGGAACTGTTAATTATAAAACTGGTAGTATTGTCTTAAATAATTTTAAACCTTCCTTTTTAGTAAACAATTATCCAATAACAATACAAGTAATTCCTAAACAAAAAGATATAATTGCAAGCAAAAAAACTATTTTAGAATTTGATATAACTTCTTCAAACTCTTTATACATTAATGAAGAATTAATTCCATATAGAAATAAATAATATGGTTAATATAACTATTAAAAATCCAGTAAACGAAAGTATTTTATTTACTAAAAATTTAGAAATAAAATATGAAGTTTATGGTAATGATAAAAATATAAAAAATTTTGTATTTTTAGTAAATGATAAAAAATACACAAAACAAGATTATTTTGGTTCTTTTTTGCCAGACTCTTTTGTTATAGGAAAAAACAAAATAACAGCATATGCTGTAAATAAAAATAATAAAAAATTAGAAAATACAGAAATACAATTAAATATAGAAATTAAACAAACAACTATAGAAAAAAATACAGAAGTTTCTATACTAGGTAAAAAATTTATTCCAGAATTTATAATATCAGATTATCCACAATTTATTACTTTTATTCAAAAATATTATGAGTTTTTAGAAAATTCAAATACACCATATCTTGTTCCTTTTAAACAATCTGACTTTAATGATATTGATAAAACATCTGATTACTTTATACCATTCTTTTATTCACAATTTTTGCCAGATTTCCCGAAAGAATTGGCAATAGACAATGAATCAGGAACACCTCTTAATATTACAACAGTAATTAAAAATATAAAGAAATTTTACGAATCAAAAGGAACACTTAATTCCTATAAATTTTTATTCAGACTTTTATTTGATACAGAAATTGACATAAAATATCCAAGAGATAAAATTTTAAAAGCATCTTCTGGAAATTGGATTCAAAGAAGAAGTATAAAATTATTCTCAATAAAAGATTATTTAACTAGAGAAGTTAATAATAGATTTATCTATCAAACCGATTCTAATGGGAATAGAACTGCAAGTGCAAAAGTAATAGATTCTTCTATCTATAGAATAGATCAATATAAAATAGGAGAATTATTTTTAGAAGAATATACTGGAATTTTTAATAAAAATAAAAAATTATTATGCGATACAATTGTTAATGGAGCAAAAAAAACATTAGAATATAATATTTCTTATTGTCCTACAAAAATAAATGTTGAAAATGGTGGATATAACTATCAAGTCAACGATAGAGTATATTTGAGACCAAAAAATTATATCAGTATTAATGGTTCATATTATGGTGATTTTACTATATCAGACTTATCAAGTGACAGCACAGATGCATGGGAATTTATTGCAGAAAATGTTATGGGTACAGATTTTACTTTTACTTCAAGTGACCCTGTTTTATACCAAGATTTAAATGAATATCTAAGTAGTACCAGTGAATATATCGAGATTA